GTCGGCTGGGTCGTATACAAAATGCTCTATCTTGTTTGTGCCAGCAGCGGTCTCGTGCCAGTCAGGCAAAGTCTCATCTAAAACACGACGCTGCACTTGAGTAACAGCTCTGCCACCTACATTTCTGACCACCTCAATAAGTCTTAGTGCAGCGGCGGGCACTGTCTGCTTACTGCCATTAATACAGTTATAGGTCTCGTTCACCATATTCGCATCAGGTCGGTGAAGCACAACTTCTTTCTGTGCGTCGTTAAAAAACTTTAAAAGCTCTTCATTCGGAAAACGGACATTTGTATTATCTTGTAGAATAATTGCAGCCCGATCCAATATGTCTACTACTTTAGTTGTCGCCATTGTCTGTTTCCCATTCAATTATTTGTAAATCGGGATTGTTTTTGAATATCGGGTTGTACTCGAATTCGTTACCTGTAATCACATTCTTTACACGCTTAGGGATAAGCTGCTTTTGTTCTGGTTGAGGGTTAGCCTTATTCTTGGCTAGTTGCTGCAACTGCTCTTCGAGTTGCGACAGAGTCAACCGTCTATCCAGCTTTACGCCAAAGTCTTCCTTGGCTTGGATAAACACATCGTCCTTCTTCGTGTTAGCTTTTTTCATAAGTGTCTCGCTAAAAAGGGGGAGGAAAACCTCCCCCAATCATTAGTCGATCTAAGTCCACTTACCAACGCATAGTGCGTCAGGAGTGATTACCTTAGAACCGAACACCTTCAGACCACGAACTTGATCACCAAAAGTGCTTTCCATGCGAACAGTTTCAGTGTTAGTGAACTGAGACGCGAAGGAGATAGCTTTTGGGTGACCCGCTAGGACGTGTGTGTAACCTGAGTCAGCACCTGATCCTGGGGTGTAAACCATGTTGCTTTGGAAAACTTTGAAGCGGTCAACCATTCCAACCAATCCATTACGGAGAGGTGAAGTGGCATCGCCAGTCAAGTACGCTTGACGCAGCTCGGACTGCTTGAGCATAGAGATGAACTCAGGAGAAAGAACGATGAATCGACCTTCTTCTGGAATGTTCAACTCATCAAGAGTCTTAGCTAGAACCAAGATGTTTGCCAAAATGTTGGATGCAGTAATAGTAGTCTGCGAACCGATTGTAGTCGCGCCAGTTACGGCTGCGGCTAAAACGTCAGTCTCAACAGCAATACGCATACCTTCAGAAGCATCGCTAGATGCACCCTCCAACATGTTTATGTCAGCTTGAGCTGCCAGCACGTCATCTACTTTAAAGCTGTAATACTTAGCTTTGTCGATGAGCATTTCTACTTTCGCAGTAGTCAGCTCTTGAGTAGTTATCGTTCCGGCGTAATCATTAATCGTTACAGCAGGAACTGTACGAACAACGATCTTGTCGCCCTGACCAGAGATTTCTCCCTCATAGTCTGTGTTACTAATTTCGGGCAAAACTGATTTGCTATAAAACTTAGCCTGTAGGAGCTTTGAAAACACCTCAGGAATAAAGTTTACTTCAGATGTAGTACCCGTGGAAAATTGCGAAAAAGACATTTATCACCTCACAAGAGATTAGCGACGAATCGATCCACTTTCCATTGCCTTGAGAATTTCTGTTTGATGCTTTTCAAATACTTTGTTCGGCATCCGCATAATCTCATCGACGGTCCAGTTTTTCTTTTCGCCTGTAATTTTTGACTTTCGAGCTTTCGGCATCTTCGGTTCCGCAACCGATTTTGCCCGCTCTAAAGCCTGCTCTTGCAGCGTAGGAGCTGGTTGTCCCATGTCAGCCTTAAACCTAGAAAGAACCATGTTCACATCGTTAGAAGACCCTTCTTGTATCCAAGTCTTCGTCTGGGAGTCTGCTTCCTCCATCCAGTTCAACCAGTCTGCCGTATCAATGATTTGATCGACATCAGGGTGTACCGAACGGATTCGCTCGAAATGCTCGGCTTGCGCCTGCTCTTGCAACTCCTGATACTTACTTTGTTCTTGCTCGGCTAAAGCCTCTTTGGCTGCGCCAACTTCATCTTGCGTCCGCTTCAACTCGTCTAGCAAAGGTCCAGCCAGATCAGGGTAATCTTCCCTTATCTGAGCCAGCTTGCTATCGTCTTTCGAAGTTTCTACAAGTTGACCTTTTAACTCCGTAACACTCCTGATCAGGTCGGCATTTTGCCGCTTCAAGTCAGCAGTTTCCTGAGTCGCTTTGGTCATTCTCGCCTGTGCGCCTTTCATCGCTTTCTCGGCTTTATCTAAAGCCAACCTAAGTTCGGAGTCGTCGCTGCGTTCTGACTCGTCTACTTCGTTCTCATCCGCTTGAACTTCCGCCATATCCGTGAGATCGGGGGCTTCTACTTGCAACGCTTCCGGCTCTTCTGAAGTGTCCTCTGGAGATTGATCGATCTCTGGGGTTTCAGTCTTTCCTTTGGTCATTTGCTCGTACAGTTCTTTCGCTTCAGCTTCAAGTCGCGCTGGGTCATTTCTCTTTGACATTAATCTTTCCTTCGAGTCCCACATGGGATATTCGTTAGTCTATTGCGGATATCCGCTTCGGGGTCCGCGCTTTGTCTAGAACGGCTTTTGCCGCATCTTCAAGTTCAAGCATAAATCTCAGCTCTAGGAGCCTGCCTTGCTCAAACCTAAAATTCTTTTCATCTGCCTGCTCTAATGCTTCTCTGGCGTTTTCATGTCGGGCGTTAATT